GCTTCATGCGCTCATATTCAGCAAAAACAGTAGCGGTTTCAAGGTTGACAAATTCCCCTCGCACATACGCCGCCACCAAATGAGGCGGGTACTTTTCAAGCAAGTCTTCGACGTACCCTTCTTGCAGAAACGGGTTCTCTCTTGTATCCGCACGGTATAATGCCTTGTCGTCTGTAATGTTTTTCTCAAAGAAATTCCATATAAATTTGCGCCCTTCCGGGGTTGAGGCGAAGCAGATCTGCGGGCAGTTGCCGACACGAACCCGGCCCTGCAGCTTCACCAGGGCAGCCTCAGCGATCTCCTGCTTCACCGTGTCCGCCTCGTCAATGACCAGGGAGGCAGCGTTGATACCCACCAGGCGCTCGTAGTTCAGCAGCGGCAGCAGGAGTACCTCGGTGTCCCCCTTCGGCAGCTTCAGCGTGATCTCAGGCGTAGGGGCACGCCGAAACGTATAAGGAATGTTGTAACGCTCAAGCACCTTAAACCAAGTCGGCAGCGCGACCTGATTGATCATCGGGAAGGTCGGCTCAAGGTAAATGTGCTGCTCCCCCTGCGAACGAAAAGCGAGCAAGATTGCCTTGACGACAGAAGCGTATGATTTCCCGGCCCCAAGCCCCCCGACATACAGTGAATATCTATGACTGAAATCACATACAAAATCTCTTTGCACTGGCAGCAGATCATTTACCATCTGCTCTTCGCATGATCTCACATCAAATGCATTGCTATTCCGCGCACGGATAGCTTTCATCGCGGTGGGATCATAAAAAAGCCCGAGCGCTTGAAGCGACGCTCTGTCGGCGTACTTCATGCTTCGGGCCTTGGATGGCATGATCGACCTTCTGATTCAGTCGATTCTATTTAACACGCTGCGCTTCTGAAATGGGGAGAGGAACCAGGCCATCAGTAGGAATGTAGACAACGGTTTTTTCACCATTGCCGCCGGCTTGCTCTTGCAGCCCCTGAATGTAAAGCCAACGCAGGTAGGCATCACTGCTCCCCAGCTCAGCCTTCAATGCAGCGATGGCTCTGGCGCTGCCTTCCGCCTTGGTGACTTCAGCGCGAGCCTCAAGCTCGGCCGATTCCTGCCTCGCCTTGGCCTCCAAGACACGAACCTGACGGGTGCTCTCGGCCTCCATTAGTGCGGCACGCCCCGCCAGGGTGCGGTTGTAAACCCCGAGTTGCGGCAGCCCCCAGAGAACAAATGCAAGCGCCAGCAGTGAAGCCCCTGTAACAAGAGCTACGGTCGTTTTGCTCATAGAAGAAACCGGGCGAGAAAGAGGAATTTTACCACAAAGGCCCTCATCGGCCCCCTTCTGCTTCAAATAGCGCTTCTGCAATCACGGGGAACTCTCGGGCAAAAATTGCTTTCGCCCCCTCAGCCACCTCTCGGTGCTCCAGTTGCGTATCAGGCTTGGTGCGAAGCAAAATATAATGCCCCCAATCTCTCAGGCTCCCGTGCATGTAAAGCACTGTCGGGGTGCAAAGGGGCAAGATCCTTCTCGCTGTTTCTTTAGCAACGTCTGCTTCAAGCATCTCCTCGTAAAGCGCAAAGCTCTGTGAGATCAGCTCTGCAATTCTCGCTTCAAACTTACTTGCAATATCAGACGGCAAATCGTTAAAGCTGTTCTGTCGATTCTTGTGATCCTGCCTTCTCAAAGCAGGGATCTCTGCAGGGGCAGTTTTTGAATACCGAGTCGAGAACTCTTGAAATGTAAACGAGCGATGACGCAAAATCTGTGCTGCGATGTCTCGCTCAGTTTCTATTCTCACGCACATTGTCGCAAGTTGAAACGGCGACCAGTGCTCATGCTTTACTAGATAACGCAGCAGCCTCGGGGCTGTATCATATCGCCCTTGATTGGATGGGTTGCTAACTCGCGCCATGTCAACAATCAAGTTCTCTGCGTTCGGGGTGCAGTGAACAAGCTCTACTCGCATTACCGTTGAATCAACTCGGGGGCAAGTCTATCACGTCAAGCGCTTGAGGCAATAGTATAGGTAAAATAATTTGTAACGTCCCTGAAAAATAGAAGAAAAAAAATTTCGTGGAATGGGTAAAAAATTTTTGGGGGTGGGGGGCGCCCTGGTGAGGCACAAAACATACCTCACCCCCTCTAATTTACCTCCCAAGTATAACTAATCGGCACTCCGTCAAATTATTTTTCTGCTCACACTTTCTGACGAGTTCATTATCTTTCGTGCCGAATCCTACAATAATTGTTGAGATCGCCAGCACGCCGAGAATAACAGGAAAGCGCATTTTTCTAATGGGGGGAAATGTGTGGGGCGGCGATTAAACCGCCCCGGATTGTATCAGCAGAACCGAACTTTATCGCCGCTGATCTCCACTACCTTGCCAGCGTAGTTTGCCACGCGTTGCATGATGTACTTCAGCGACAGGATATTTTTCTCTCGGTCGCGCTTGGCATCATACAGGAGCGCGATGTTCCACACTGTAGCAGTTCCGACTTTGAGCAGTTCGGTGATTGAAGCATACACTGCGCTGTTAGCAGTTACGTTCGCCCGGTTGCTGCTAGGTTTCAGGGTTTCCAACGTTTCAGGATAGAATCGCCAGCCCAGATCATCCAACGTTGCACGGTAGGCAGCAGGAGGCGTGAGGCACTGGCGAACCTTGCGGACGGGTTTTAGTGCTTCAATGGCGGCAATGGCTGCCTGGCCTGCGGCGAGGGCATCCAGGATCTCCTGCGGGAGGCTAGCAGCGCCCAGATCGGCGCCCGAGAGGGCCTCAGGCGCAACGGTCAGAGTGCGGACGGCGGAGGCCTTGCGGGCAGGCTTGCGGGTAGTTTGAGCGGTCATGATCGGGGTCCGGTAGTTTGGTCTAGTGTCGGTGGGGCTCCCCCCTCCGATGCACTTATCTTAAACCCTCGCGGGACCATTGGCACCGATCAGGACCGCAAGAGGGACACTTTATAACTGGCACACCCCGGAACCGTTGGGCCCCGAAACATGCTAGGCACCGGCAACGTTGCTACTTTATACTTTTCTCAGTGATCAGAAAACATATTTTCTGCGAAAATTTGCCCGGCTTGTGAACACCAAGGCTAGAACCGATAAAGTTAACCGCTGCCGAAAGTTTGCAAGGTTAGCTATTTTCACGGCTTGTGAAATTATTACAAATAACCAAATCTACAATTGCGTGTAATTTTAATTAGCCTCAACTTTATGTAGCATCTAATTTTATTTAGCATCTAATCTTATGTGCAAGCCATACCTTTATGCAATGCAGTATAGGTTTACAACATTAGAAATACTTTGCATTTTCAGAAATTTTTGCATTTGCATAATTTTGCCCCGGCTTGTGAAACTTATAGGCTTGTGAAATCTTTATGGCTTGTGAAATTTTCCCCGGCGCGAAATTTTCCCGCCCCGCATTTTTCCCCGCCCCGTAAAGTTTCTGCCCCCTGAAAAGACCTGGTGAATGACAGGTTGCAGTGTGAATGAAATTTTCAAAGTGAATGAATTTTCAGGGTGAATGTGAATGCTGTTTTCGGGGTGAATGTTTCATTATGAATGCAATTTTGAGTATGAATGCAAATTTTCAGGGTGAATGCAAATTAACGCCCCTGCAAAGTTTTTAGGTTCACAAGCCGAAATTTTTGCGGATGCGAAATTTTTGCGGATGCGAAATTTTTGCATCACGCTAGCTTTTATCTTTGCAAGCTTCTCTCAACTTTTGCAAAACCTGCCCCTTTGGAATTTTTGCATCAGTAAGAAACTGTGCGGGATCGAAATCATAATCGGCGTCGAAAATAAACAAGTCACGAATCTCTGAAAAACTTTGATCTCTTTTTTGAATGTCGCAAGCTTCATTCCTGAGTGAATGGTAACGACGCCGCAACTTATAGGAAATGTTCCAAATATGGGTCTGGGTCGATTCGCTTGACATAGGAAAAATTCCCGTGCTTGTTTCTTATTATCGCACGGTTTCTCCAGACCTGCTCATTTTCAACGGGCGGCCCATAAAATTTCCCCTTGCGCTTTGTATGAACAACTTCTTCAAGCCACAGCTTGTTTCTAAATCTTTTGAGTTTCATATTTCCCTGGTAGCAATAAATAGGGTTAACCATAAATCCCGAGCGCCCATTGTAAGTTACAGATTTGATAACATTAAAGCGCTTCAGGTTTTTAATTTTCTTGCTCATATTGCTGAAATCACACTTAAAAAACCTGGCAATGCTTTTATTGTCATGCGTGGTAAAACCCCATTCATTGCATAAATCTATAAGATAAAACAAAACGCACAGCTCAGAATGTGAAAGATCAGAATGAAAGAGATCGTGGAAATCCCTACGAGACACAAGCTTTTGGCAACTGGCAAATCTTACCACCTTTCTAGGGTTTGGATCGCCGAGACTCATGTGTTCATCTAGAAATGTATAACGGGATCATAATGTGACGCCGCGAGAAAGTCGTTGCAGCGCAAGGGATCTTAGGGGGCGACGAAAAACTATCCTTTTAGATATAAAGACCCACACCAAATCCCCTCCAGATCCCCAAAACTCCCGGCATGGGCACATTGGCCCCACACCAGCAATTTTTAATTTTCCGGCATTTTCTCACTCATCATATTCCTCCAACGCCACAAGTAGTTGATCAACCCCCAACGAAGAACTTTGCAAATTTCGCCCCATGTCTGCAGCTTTAGCAGCAGCATTTAACAACGCAGGTAAATCTCTCATATCTACCTCTCTGTCATTAGCAATAAATTTATCCAACGTACCACTTACGATTGCAGCTAACTTTGCAGCGTCAGCAG